ATGGCCCTGACAGACCTGAAAATACGGCGCTCCAAGCCGGACGCCAAAGCCTACAAAGTTGCCGACAGCGGCGGCCTCTATATCGAGGTTCGCCCTACGGGATCAAAACTGTGGCGTTACCGGTACCGGATTGCCGGGAAGGAAAATGTTTTCGCTCTGGGCGAGTACCCGGACGTTTCCCTTTCCGGTGCGCGCGCCGCCAGGGACGAAGCAAAAGCTCTGGTCAAGCAAGGCATTCACCCTTCGCACGTTCGCCAGGCTGAGAAGCTGAACAATATCGCCGAGGGCGCAAACACCTTTCAGGCGATCTCAGAAGAATATGCAGAGCAAAAAGCCAAGAAATGGTCGGCAAGGTACGCCGATCAGTACCGCCGCGCCATGGAGGCGAACGTGTACCCCTATATCGGGAAGTTGCCGATCAAGAATGTAACTAGCCCGCACATTCTCGAAATCCTGAGACGGATGGACAAAAACGGCGCGCCCACCTACGCAATCATGGTCCGGCAGTGGTGTTCATCCGTGTTCCGGTATGCAGCGTCCACTATGCGGGCAGACTCAGATCCGGCGGCGGCATTGAAAGGCGCAATCACCAGGCCTGACATTGAGCACGCCCGGGCGATGGAGCCTGGCGAAATCACTCAGTTCTGGAACCGGCTTGGCAAGTTTGGCGGTAACAGGACAACCGGTATCGCCATTGAGTTGATGCTTCTGACCTTCGTGCGCACCGCGGAAATACGTACCGCTGAGTGGGTGGATTTCGATCTGGATAATGCCTTGTGGAAAATCCCGGCCAGCAAAATGAAGAAGTCGCGTATTCACCTGGTACCGCTCTCAGCCCAGGCTCTCAGACTGCTGCGGGAACTGCACACCATTACCGGAAATGGCAGATGGCTATTCCCGAACACGCGCCGGCCAAAGGACGTAATGAGCGCCACCACGGTTAATCGGGCGCTGGAATACATGGGCTACTCAACAGGCGATGTTACCGGTCATGATTTCAGGGCCACTGCCTCAACGAACCTGTATGAGATGGGTTACCCGGAAGCGCACATTGAAATGCAGTTGGCACACGTCAAGAAGGACAAAACGGCGGCAGCCTACAACCACGCAAAATACTTGGCCGAGCGCACGCGCATGATGCAGGATTGGGCCGACTGGGTGGAATCGCTGAAGGACGGCGAGAGGAAGGTAGTGCCGATCAGAAAGGGCTGCACACCCCGATGATGCGGTGGTAATGTACGGATATACAGCGCAAAGCCTTGCAGGGCGCACGGTTGAGCGAAACAGCGAAAGTGTTACATTGTTTCAAAACACGCTATAACAAGGATAAACACGTACCCTTTTGCCCCAAAATTGCCCCAAATGAAGAAGAGCGAAAACCTGTAGCGCTACACCCCTCCCCTTTTCATGGGATGCGCAGCCTGAATCGTGGTGCTATGCTCAAAGGCATTTCATTTTGCCGAGACGACCATGACTGAGTACGACTGCCAGCCTGGAACACTTTGGATGATCCTCACCTTGATCCCGGTGGCGCTGGCTTTCTTTGCTTACATGCGCCTGGTTGATTGGTGGTCGCACCGAAAATACCCGCATCTGGTCGATGATGTAAACAGGCGCCGACTGTTTGAGGGAGGCATGACGGTCGGCGGCCTGTTCTGTTTCATTCTTCTGTGGGGCTACCTGTTTGAGTGGGTGTGCCGGGTTTAATCCCTGCCTTGCAGCCTGTCCTGCCGATCCTTTAACCGCTCCATCTTCCGCTTTGCCCGTGCGGTGATTTTCAGGTATTCACCCTGGGTGATGATGTTTCTATCCAGGTCGCTGCGCGCCCGACGAACGTCTGCTGTAATCATGCGAGCCTCGGCCGCCAGATCCCGGCTTCGGAACTCGTAGCCCAGGCGAACGTCGTGCGGCTGAACCTTGATACCAATGCTGGACAGTAGCGCCTGCGGTACGCTGTACGGCCTGCCGAGAATGTCGCGGCCGCCGTCCTGAGCCGTCCAGAACCGATCCCAGTAGAACGAGCCTGGAATGTAAGCGCCTGACGGCATCCAGCTCTTATAGAGCCAGTCTGCCGTTTTGCCGGTGGCCTCCAGGGCTGTGTCTGTATCCCGGTTGACGATTTCCTCGCCCGTGAAGGCTTGCTTATTCAATGCAAACTCGAACGCCAGCATGAGTGGGCCGCCAAACTGTACCGGCGCAGGCACTGGCAGAGCGCTGTTACCTTGGTTCATATCGAACACGTCGCCGGCCGGAATCCATCGGCGAATGTCCATGAACACCGGGTTGCCATGCTCGTCGTGCCACGGCATGCGCAGCATTCGAGGCGTGCCAATCCACGTCATACCCTGCTGATCATCGCGCATGGTGCGGCGCTCTTCGTCCTCATCGCCCGGGGCCAGCAAGTACGACAAGCTATTAGCCAGATAGGCCAGCGTGAAATACTTTGCCAGTTTCCATGGGCGGTGAATGATCGACTGAGCCACCACCGGCACAGCTCTATAGGTGTAACTGATGAACGGCAACACGGTGCGTCTCGCAGCGTTCACCCAGGGTGCACGAATGTCGTAATCCAGAAATTGCTCGCGAGCTGTGCGCGCAGCGTCAATCGGTGTGTCGCCAAGGTCCAGCCGACGCATGTAGGTGGCCATCCGGAACAGCTCGTCCTCCACCTGGTAGAACTGCGTCATCGCGTTGTCGAGCTTTTTGATGTTACTCCACATGGTGTAAGCCATTCGGCTGAGCGATTGCACAGCGCCATCGGCGTCGGTCGCGCTGGCCAGGTTCTGCTTGGTCAACTCATCCAGAATCGGGTCAAGCACCTGCTTGCGAATTTCCTCGTTGATGAAGGTGCCTTCAAACGCCCCATACTCTTGCGCGGCACGCCAGTGTTCATCCCGAGCCCGGTAGGACTGAATACCTTTTACCAAGTCGGTCACTCGCACGTCGGCCAGGTCCATTAGCACCAGGTTGCTCATTACGTTGTTCATGTGAACGACCGGGCTTCGGGCGGTCTTGTTCAATTTCCATTGCGTCAGCACTTTGCGCCACATACCCGGGTTGTGCATTTTGTCCAGCTCGTTCAAGTCGCGCCATATTTCCGCGCGCACCCAGCCGCCGGCCAGAGCACCCCACTGACGAGTGCCAGCCGATCCAGACACAGTGGTGTCCGGCACTTCTACCCAGTCGGCCTTGCTCAAAGTGTGCAGACTGTTCGCTTCCCGGGCAGATAGTATCGAATCGCTCACCGGCTTTTCTCGGGTGAACCATTCCGGATTCAGGCTTACGTCATGGAAGAACTTGCCCATGGCCAGGTCGCGAGACAGGAGTTGGAAGGTCTTGGCAATGTTAAAGCGCGCATCCAGGATTTCACCCATATGTTCGCGCTCGGCCTTGGTGTAGTCGCGCCAGAGCACCACCTTGTCCTTTTTGCTGCGGCGGACCTCAAAGGTGCCCCGCTTGCGCCAGGCTTCGTATTTTGCCGGCACCGGCTGACTGGCTGGCCAGTATACGGTTTCCGTCGTGCGCGGTTGCTCGACAGTCTCTACGCCTTCGAGCGTGCCAGAGCGATCAGCAATCACGCCCGGGTTCTCCAGCACCACGAACTTCTGACCGTTGAGCGCCTGCATATCTGGCTTCTGGCCTTGCTTCCGAATGCCGTACCAACCCATAGGTACATGCTGCATCAGCTTGCTGGTTGGCACACTGATTTCAATGCCTCGACCCTTAGCGGTATCGCCTTTGATCTTTCGGTTCTGGTTGCGCTGCTGCTTGTGAATCCACTTACCCAATCCAGTGAACTCGCTTTCGTGGCGCAGATACGAACGGTGCAGGTATTCCCCGCGGTTGCGCTCGAACTGCTCGCGGGTAATGATTCCGTATTCCACCGCCGCTTGACCAAGATCGTCAATGGCCCGCCGGATTGGCGCAGCCACCGCTTGCATCTGGTGGTCGCCAACGGTTTCGCCGGTTAGCACCTTTTGCAATACGGCCGCCTCGACACCACTGACGCCGCGATCTTCCAGCGTCTTGAGAATGTCCATGGCCTGCATGTCCAGATTTCGACCGTAGGCCTCTGCCTGACGCCACGCCATCTTGTAGTCGTCGGTTAGCTTGTACCGGTCCAGCAAGCCGTGACGAGCGGTTTCAAGAACGGTGTCCACCCAGGCAAAGTGGCCGTTAGGGTTTGGCCGCCACTCTTTCAGGATGCGCTCGGCGCCCTGGGTAACCTCTACGCCTTTCTTTAGGCGCCCATGACTGTCCACCATGCCAGTGACATCGAAAAGTGCCCTGAACATGCGGTCGAGCGGCTGGGTGGCAAAGCCGTCCCAGAACTTCACTTGACGGTCACGCAACTCTTGCGCGCTTTCTTGATCCGAACGACTGAACCGGATATCCGGATTATCAGGGTCGAAGGTGCCGGAGTTATCGGTGTCGGTCTGGCTGGAGCGGATGTCCGGATTGGTGGGGCTGAGCCTTTCGGCTCGATCTTGTATCGCTGTCACATCGGCGCCACCCTCAGCCCGGATGAACACGCTGCCAGAAGAGAGATGACGCAACTCATCTCTGGTTATCCCGATGCTTTCAGCATAGTTAGCTTTGTCTTCATAAAACTGATCTTGGGTTATCTCGCGGATAACCTTGACGGTCTCGATGTCAAGTAGCGGCTCGGAGTCACTCCCTTGGCCTATTTCGGCGCCAGAGACGACGGCACCATACTTCCCGCCAAACTCGAAATCGTGCGCAACAGAAAGTCCGCCCTCGATCTCTCCTGTATGGTGATTGGTTGATCCTTTGTGGTTTCCAGCCTTTAGGTACTGAATGTCATTTTTGTTGTTGCTTGATCTCAGGTATTCGTTTTCGCCGTAAGGCCAAAGATAGCGTTCAATATCTCGAAACGCGCGCGCTCGCACGTAGCTCATGTCATTTTCAAAGACTTTTGGCATTATCAGGTGAACGGCGCCATCCTCCGTTACGGAAACCCCTCTGGCGCGATCATCCGAAAAGTGAACGTTGACCTGAATCTTGTTGGCCATTTTTGCGTAAGGCTTTAGTGGCGCGAATGATTTTCCGTCGCCATTGCCGCGACTGAAATTAATATCCGCCTCGCTCGGCTTGGAGAATCCACCCTGTTCCACTGTACTCTGCGCCCCTTCCAGTATCTTGAGCAAATCATTCTCAGTCATCTGAATGGTAAAGCCAAGCCTGCGCAAGCCATCCCTGACTGCCGTGACGATGCGCTCCCACAATTTGCGGTGACGGTGCTGACCGGACTCTGCAAGGTGCGCCAGCAGTTCCTCAGCCACCGTCAGGCGGTGCTGGGTGTTCTTGGCATCGAAGTTGTCGGCGAAGTACACCCGCTTGATAATCCGGGCCCGGGCAGAGTCGCCCAGATCCCGATACACGCGATCAAGTAGCGGGTTCAGCTCGCCCCCCATCATTTTGCGCAGCCCATAATGCCCCACCACTTCGTGCAAGATCACTTCTTCCAGAGCCGCACGGTTCGGGATTCTCGGAGCCAGCACGTACACATGCTGATTCCAGAACACAGCGCGCATATCGGATTCGGCGCCCGCATCACGGATAGCCTGGCGCAGCCGTGCCGGGAACTCGCTGATCGAGTCGGCCACAGTGACGCCGGGGCGGCCTTTCCAGTCTTTCATTAGACCGCTGACGATGATGCGGGCCTCGGTGGCAGTGAGGGATTCTACGCGAGTGTCAGGGGTTCGGCGGTATTCGCCTTCGCGGGAGAATAGCGCCACATTGCCATCGTCGCCTTCGCGGGTCTCGATCACCTCGAACAAATTGTCATAGGCGGCTCGAATTTCGGGAATCTCGGCCGCTTCCGGATACGGGTAGCTGTCGATGTCCTTCATACCAAGAGCTTCTGAGGCCTTCCAGTAATCCTCGGAAACGATGTTGGCTAAGTAGTCATTGCTGGCGTTCTGATCCTTCAAACGCTCAATCACATAGCTCTCGAAAGCTCTGGCGGTCATTTCCACGTCGGTTGACCAGTAGGCTTTGGTGCGCACTTTGTCCAACTTACGGGAGCGTTCACGCAGCTTTATCCGATTAACGGTCTGACGAATATTACGAAACGCCTCGGCCACTTCAGGACGCACAGAAATATGCAGCTGGCCATCGGTTGCAAAACCCATGTGCTGTTTGCTACCGCGCTCGCGGGCAAAGTAGTTGTCCAGCGCGTGCCACCACTCATGGGCCAGGCTGCCGGCGCCGCTTTTCTTGGTCAGGTTAATAACTATTTGACTGGGCTCATAGTGGGCAGCATGAGCGTTTTTGCCACCCTTGCCCCGGGCGCCAAAAGCCAGGCCCAACTCACCATTCAGGGAAATGGTTTTTGCGGGAATGTCCAGAATCCCAGCCAGGTCCATGAGAGCGTCATAGGCTTCATTCAGATCTGCCTGACGGCGGCCCTGCTCAACGTAATTACCGAACTGCACACCTCGGAAGCCAAAGGTTTCGGCAAACGCTTCCGGGGTAACGTCGCCACCTTTGCGATGATCGACACCAACGCGGGGAGAGTTGCTTTTCCGACGATGATCCGGAATCCGCTTCATCCGCTCCAGTTGCGCTTCCAGTTCCTGCTGGCTTTCTTCCAGATACTTGCGGGCCGCTTTGATATCGTCATCAAAGGTTTTCAGGCGCACCACGTCCTTACCGATTTTCTTGCCGATGAACACATCATTGGAGTAGCGGTCGCGGTAGATGTTGAAGCGAACAGCCTTGCCTTCCTTGGTGCTTTCCGGAAGCCTGTCGAGAGCTTTGCGCAGGTTTGCCAGTGCTTCCTCTCGGGTTTTCCCGGTCGCCAGGGTGCGCGGCATGTTGCCGAATGCAGTGGCTTTCGACAGGCGCTCCACTTCCCAGATGGTGACGTTATTCTCGCCCATGTACATCTGGTAGAAGGATTCTCCAAAGGTTACGCCCTTGAATGAATTTTCGTGGCCCAGTTCCTGATACAGGTCCATGCGCCCCAAGATGTGTTTCGCCTCCCGGGCGGTGCGGTTGCTGGCCTTCATGGCGCGGATTTGCTCAATTACCTGGCTGGCCATACCCTGATTCTCCATCAGGGTGCTGGCCATATCGCGCAGGCCAGTGACCATTTCCACCCAGCCCTTTAGCTTCCACCCTTTCTGCGGCTTGGTGGGAACCTCGTCACGCAGGGCGCGGACAAGCGCCACGGTTTCAGTGGGCACACCTTCGTCCAGCATCTTCCGGTAATTCGGCTCGGGCCAGGACTTAGACAGGGGGTCGGCAGAAACGTCTTTTTCTTTGGCTGCTGCCAATTTGCTGGCGTAGTCTTTCCGGGCGCCTTCGATCTTCTCGCCAAAGTCTTCGATGGGTTGATCTGGCTGCTTTGGCTCAGGCTTGCTCTCGGCCTTTGGCTTTGCGGGCACCACCTCCAACTTCAACGGCTTCGTCAAATTCCCTTCCACCAACCAGGCCTTGAACTCATCCATGGTCATTCGGGTGATCGGGCCAACCTTCCAGTCTTTGGTGTAGTTGTCCCTGTAACCCTTGCGGGCCAGTACCTGATTTTTGAATCCGAGAAGAACCTTGTGCTCATCAAAGCTGCCATCGGGGTTGACCTGATCGACCACAAAGACAGTATCACTATCCAAATCAGGACCAACGAACACGTCCACATGCTCGCCATCGGCACCCTCGGTACGCTTGAGGTAACCATAATGGTGAGCCATGGTCACAGACCAGTCGTTGCCATCCGGGTCGGTACCGGAACGGGTGGACCCCCGCGGATTCTCCAAGGTAATGTCCAGACCTTGAACGGTGACGTGGCCTTTCTTGTAATTACCGGCCTCAATTTGCGATTCAGTGGGGTTTTGATCGACCTCGGCGGCAGCCTGCTCTACTTTCTGCGCAGTCTGACCAGCCACAAACATATCATCCTGCCCAGCGGCCATGGCCACATCGGCAGGTCGATCAGAGCCGGTCAGCGTGAAGCCGTCCACCTGCTCGTCGGCGGTAGCGCGCTGTTCTTCCTCGCGCTTCTGGCGGGCTTCCGTTTCGGCAGCCTCTTGCTGTTGGCGGGCCTGCTCGGCCAGTTGTTCCTCGGTCTGGGTTTCGAGGTCGAGCGTTGGCGCTACTTCTGACTGCTGTCCGCCTTCCGGTTGTCCGCCTTGATCTGCTTCACGGGCGTCTTGCTCAGGTACTCGTTCACCTGTTCGGCGCTCATCCCCTGATTCATCAGTCGGTTGGCCGCTCTGTGCCGGTGATGGTCGTCCGCTATCCGGCTGTGCCTGTCCTCGTTCATAGGCCATTAACTCCTGCTTGAGATCGTTCACCACTTTGGCGCGGGTTTCCCCATCATATACCCGCCGGGCGGCTCTGTTCACCATTTCATTCAAGCCGGGGGTGGTGGTTACCCGGCCGATGAGATCCAGCGTGCGGGCGCTTTCCTGGGTAATACTTTCATTGGCCTCGGTGGCAATACGGTTGCCAACTTCACTGGCCCGGTCGGCGTTGTCGTTCAAGCTCTTGAACAGGCGCTTGTCAGAGTTCAGGCGCTGGCGCAACGCATCCAGAACCTGCAGGCGCTGCTGCATCAGGCTGATTTCCTGCGCATCGTCACCAAACAGTCCACCCTGCTCGCCCTGGGCCTCAGCAAATTCGGCTGCCCGGAGTTCGTTAATCAGCAACTGGCGCTGGTAGTCGGTGCTGGGCTCGATGCGCTGGAACGCACCTGCGGCCGCTTCTTGTTGACCGGCTTCGGTGAATGCATTGCCGATGGTGGCACCATCTTTCTCGGACAGTTGCCCGCTGGAGACCAGCCCAAACACGTTATCGGCGAGCTTGGCCAGCGCTTCGCCGTCGCGAGCCACCTGGTTGTTGGGCAGGTCGTAGCGGCGACGCACCTGATCAACCGGGATGCCACTGTCGCGAAACACCTTGGCCACATCCAGCGGCTCGGCCTTGCCGTCCGCAATGTTGTTCATGGCCGCTTCCACGCGGGCGTCGGACACGTCGAAGCCATCGGCCTCATCAATCACCCTGGCGTTGATTTCACCTTGCCCCAGCCTGCGGGCCAGGTCTACCCGGTGGTGGCCGTCCGCCACGTACAGAGAGCCATCCTCACGACGATGCAGCAACACGGAGCCCGCGCGGTTGTCGTCCCACTGCTCAACGCCAGACAATCGCTGATCCACGCCCTGGTCATTCACACGGCTGCGGAATTGGTATTGTTCTGGGTCCACATGAATCTGATCGACCGGTACCCGGAAAACGCCGGTGCCTTGCTCTGTCAGGCCTTCTGGCTCGGCCGGGGCCTGTTCGGCCTGCGCCGTCTCAGGCTGCGTCTGGGTCTGCCCAAACGGATTCAGGCCAAAGCCTTCCTCCGGGGTCGCGTCGATACCCTGTTGCGCTACCTCGGTCTGTACCGGTGCGTCCAGAAATTCCTCGGCCAGCAAGGCGTCCGTCCAGTCACCGGTTTCCCCGGCCGGTTCTGTTTGCTCGGTTTCCGGTGCGACCTGTTCGGGCTCGACAGCGCCCGGCTGCTCGGCGGCAGGCTGGGCTTCCTGCACGCGCCCCGTTTGAGCGCCAGAAGCATTCATGCCCCGGCCTTTGGTAACCAGCTGAATGGCAGTTTGCAGGATGGCCGATGAGCCGCCGGCAATCAGGCCTTGATACGGTGTATCGTCCCAAGTGCCCTTGTCTGGATTGTAGGATTGCTCCACCAGGTTCTGCATGATGGCGCCGGCGTTTTCGGCCACAAACTCCGAACCGGCCGCGCGCAAAATGCCGTACAGTTGCCCGATGGCCTTGCCTTGAATCTCGGCCGGCAGCGGTCGGATCAGGGCGGCAATCGGCGCCACCTGAACCACCCCACCAGGAATGCCTTTCATGGCCACGGCCAGGGCCTCATCTTCCGATAGGCCGGACTGCTTGGCGCGGGCGTATTGCTCGGATACGCCGGCAGGGCCAGCCATGGCGGCGGCGGTGCCAAGACTGGCCAAGCCGCTGCCTCGCGTCACGGCTCCAGCAACCAAGCCAGGGCCATAGTACGCCAGCATGGAGCCAAGGCCAGTGGTCAGATCCCGATACACCCCCTGCATTTCTTCGCCGGGCCCCATAGATCGGCCAAACTCCTGAATGTCCACACCCAGTTCCCGGAGGAACCGTGCAGCTTCAGATGGCTTCTGCTCAGCCAGGGCCACGGTGGCTTCATGCAACTGCTGTTGGCGTTGCTCAAATTCTTCCTGTGCCTTACCGATGATCTGGTCCCGGTTTCGGTACTCCGGGAACTCTTGTGCGCGCGCCAGGTTCTCGCCGGCCTTGCGCAGATTGTCGAGAGCAATGGTCACCTTGTTGTCGGCGGTTACGCGCTGGGCACGGTCTGCGATCAGACCAAAACCTTCCACAGTGCCACCGACAGCCCCACCCAAACCTTCAGCAATCATGCCGGGGGTGGCACCCAGATAATCACCAAACTGCGGCTCGTCATCGGTGCGCGGCTGGCGAATGGTGCCGGGCTCTGGGCCACGACGATCATACCGAGCCACCTCTGCCAGTCCGCTCAGGTCTCGAGTGTCTGGCTCTGGCGTGTCCAAGCCGTCATCCAGAAAACTCTCAGCATCCAGAAAGACGTCTGCACTCTGGGTTTTGGGGGTTTCAAGCTCCAGAAACTCATCTGCTCGCATTATTCAAATCCCAGGCTGCGGAGTTTGTTAACGGCTTCTTCGCGGGTGATCTCGCCGGCACGGAAGCGCTCACGCACAGTGGTGGCTTGCTGCATGCGCTGCTCGTCACTGAGTTGCGGTTGCTGCTGGGTTTCGGCTTTCGGCTCGGCCAGACCTTGATTGCCACCCATTAATTCACTGTAACGCCGCTGCGCTGCACCACTTTCCTGCAGCAACTCCTGCGTGCGGCGCTCCACAAATTCTTTGCGCTCGTCGCCCTTAAACCAACCAGGCACCTCCTGACTGGCCTCCCGTTCCGCAATACTCTTGGCCTCGCTTTCGCTCAACTTGTCGCGCACCGACAGGTTGGCCAGGTTGGTGGCCTCAAACACTGGCAGGCCCCGCTGAACCAGCCGCTGCGCTCTCTCCATCGCTTCGGTGTACTTCTCCCGAGCCCCCTCCGGAATGCCCAGGAATGAGCCGTCAGGATTGAATGAGCCGTGGTAGTTGCGAGTAGTCTGCTGAATCTGGCTCAGTACCGACGAATCCAGCCCGCCCGTACCGTCTGACGCCTCAGCGCCTGGCATGCCGCCTTTCTCTGGGTCGTACTGGTGCAGCTTGCCGTCCGGGCCTTCCTGCACCCAGCCCAACGATGGATGCTGGAATGGCTCACCAAAGCGGCCTTTATCGTCAGTCTTGATGCCGTAAGCGGTGTTCGTGGCGGTCGTATCGTCAACGCCAAGACCAACCATTTCCTGACGCTTGGTAAACGCTGCAGAGCGCTCCGGCGATTTGCCAGTCAATGCCGCCAGCACCCGGCTGGCCGTAGCCTGGGCCTCGGGTGTACGAAAGGCATTGCGCAACACGCGATAACCCTGCACCTGATTCACCAGCGCCTCGACCGGCGTTTCCAGCACTTCATCATCATCCGTGCCCCGATTCTTGGTCATGGGTGCGTTGTACTTGGTGCCGTCCTCTCGCTCCACTTCCAGATCAAAGGCCACAGTGTCACCTTTGGTGCCCGGGTATAGGCCCGCGATACGCTTGCGGCCACCTTCGCCCCGGTTGATGCGGTGCTGAAACATGTGATTCATGGCGTACAGCGCGTCTGGGTCGTTGGCATCCAGCGGGTCGTTGGGGTCAATCACCCGCTGCGCAAGCTCAATATCCTGATCGGTTTGAGGGTCCAGTGCCGGCCAGTATTCCGGGTGCTCCTGCAGGAACTTCACTTCGTCCTCGGAAGGCTCGATGCCCTGGGCAATCTTACCCAGGGTAAACTGGGCCATTTCCTGCGTGCGCTTGCGCGAATGTTCGTCTTTCTGCATGGCAAACGCTTCTTCGCGCATGTCCATGCTGCGGTCAGCGCGTTCATTCTGCGCCTGCCGGCTGTAATAGTTGTCCGCCAACCCGAAACCCTGGGCAAAGCCTGACGCCAATCCGCGAGTATCCAGTGCCATGATGCCCCCTTAGAACAATTCCGATGCGATGTAGCCGACGCCAGCGCCGATAAAGGCGCCTGCCGGCCCGCCCGCCATCATGCCGATACCGGCGCCCATACCGACGGCGCTCATCTGCTGTTGTTTCTCGGCAGCTTTAATGGCCTCGTTCGCCTGCTTCTGTTGTGCCTGTTGGCTGGCCAAATCGCCCAAGCCTTGCATAGCTTCGCCTTCCATCTGATTGCGAAGCCCTAACAGTCCGTAGCTCATTGGTTCATCACCCTATCTGGAATGTTGGAAAGCCCCATGCCGCCGGCCAGAATGGATTGCTGGCGATCCAGTCCGGAAATCCGGGCCTCGTTACCGGCGCTCACTTCGGCGGCAGAGCGGCCTACCCGACTGATTCGATCTTGAGCCTGCTGTTGCTCCTGGCTGAGACTGACGCCGTAGCGCTCACGGTTCTGGTTGTTGATGGTAGTGGCGGTATCGAAGGCCAGGCCTACCGACTCCGAGGCTTGCCGGGCTGCATCGCTGGCCGCATTCGGGTCCGTTGCCTCGTCGGCCAGTCGTGTGATGTATGGTGCAAAGCGGGCCTTCCAGTCGTTCCATTGGGCACGATTGAGTTGCCCAAGCAACTGAGAGGCGCCCTGGTCGCCCTGAAACGCCTGGCCGGGGTCGATGTAGTTGGTATCGACTTGCTGCGGAATTCGCCCCAGCAACTGGTCAAGTTGGTTCCCAAACAGCGCCATGATTAAAACCCTCGCATCGGATCGTAGAAGCCGCCGCTGGCGTCATTCAGGCCGAACTGGTTGGGCTGCGTGCTGAACCCGGTATCCATCTGGTAATCCGTTGGTGCCGGTGCGCTCAGGTTCTGCACGCCATACCTCGTGCCCGCACCGGCTACCGTACCCAGCAACTGCAGGTTGGCGCTGCGACGGTTAAAGGCGTTCTGCGCGCCGCTGATGGCGTTGCGGTTGGACTCTTGCGCAAGGCGTGACATACCCGCCTGCGCTTGCCCCGCCTGCCCTTGGCCAATGGCGGTGATGTTCTGCAGGCCAAGAATTTTCTGGTTGTCCTGCTCAAACTCAGCTCGACCCAGATTTTCACCACCCGCCTGCGCCATATCCATTGCCAGGCCGTGCTGGCCACCCTGGAAGCGGCCGCTGTTCGGATTAATGCCTGCCTGCCCCATACGCTGGCCAAGTTGAACCTGTGCGCCGGATTGCGCCTGTGTCTGGCCCTGCATGGTGCGGCCCCGGATGTACGACATGTTCTGCGGGGAATCCATCTGCTCCACGCTTTGCATGTACTCGTTCTCAAGGGGCGCCAGATGCTCCTGTGCGAAATTCCACTTCTCGGCCGCCACGGCTGCCAGCTCTCGCTGCTCCGGGGTGTCTTTGGCTTTATTGTCTCCGCCTTTACCGCTCATCGGCTTGGGCCTCCTGCAGGTTGTTCAGATAGTCACTCAAGGGCTCGTCGTGAAAATAGCCCCGGATTTGAGGGCCAACTGACTCCATCCAGGATTCACCGCCGACGAGGTAGGCGCACTGCACCACCACGCTGGTGAGTTGGTCACGGAGTACAAAGGCTAAGGTTCGGCTGTGTTCGGAATCACTGCGTTCCAGCACTACGCTGTCGCGCCAGTCTTGAAGGGCGCCGGCCATCAGCGGGCGCAAATAGGGTTCGTGCTCGCGGTAGAACGGATTGCCGGGCAGTTCGATCAAGGCTTTCCAGAAGGCGGAAATGATGGTGGTTTGCGCCACCTCGCGATCACCGTCAACCAGGTCGTCCAGCGTTTGGGAAATGCTGAACAGGGTCTGACAAAACCCCATCGCCGGCAGGTTGCCCTGCAAGACCGAGTGAAGGAATTTGGCCTCGTCGTTCATGGTTCGGCTCCGGTGTCGCTTCACGTGTAGTCTATCATGGATTGTCCGACTGTCTTACTTTCCGATTGTCCGTCAGGGTGCGTCAAAACAGAGAGCGCATACATCACATCCGAGCGAAAGCTGCTGCGGCAGTGGTCGGTTTGCCAGAAGAAGATCCGGTTGATAATCCGGTAGGCCGTGCGCCAGCCATCCCGGTGTCGATTCAGGTAGCAACGCGCCGAGACGGTCATATCGGGACTGCCTTTCAGCAAGGCACAGTTCAGCCCCTGGGACAGCCATGTAGCAATCCCACCGAAGTAGTCGAGCATCGGTTATTCCTCCAGCCAGAACGCCAGATCAGAGAGTTGTGCGGGGGTTGGGGTTGGGTCCATTTGCCGGAACTGCTCGGCCTTGACGTGCAGTAAAGCGCCGCGCGCGCCGCGATTCGCTTTGACCTCGGCATACACTTGTTCCAGCTCGGCCTTGGTCAGCGGGATAAAGCTGTTGTCGGCCCGCTTCCAGGTCAATTTGCCGGCTTGTACCGTGGGCAGGTTGTCGAATAGCTCGATCGAGCCAGCCATGCGGGCATCGCTGCGCGGGTCGCAGTCGAAGGTGCCAAAGCTGGTTGGAATCGGGGCGATTTCATGGGCGTCCCGCTGATCCCGAATCTGCGCCCAGGTCGCGGGCCGGTTGTCCGGATTAAGTTGCAGCGACCGCTTCAATGGTCACCTCCTGTCGCAGATAAGGAATAGCATCGAATGTCAGGGTATAGGTGCCGGGCAGGTCCACCGAGAAACGGACCTCGCCATCGGGCACCTCATCCACCTGACCATCGGGCCATTGCACGGTGACACCAGCCGGGATGCCGGTAATCACCGCTTCGTCCATGCCATCGGCAGTGATTTGCAGGGATTCGGGGAGATTGAGGGGCGCTCGAAGCAAAAACTCGCCATCCGAATACCACCAATCTTCTGGAACAAATTCGAGATCAACCTCAATTACGGGCAACCCTGCATTTGCGGCTGGTGGCGCCAAACCGATATGCTCCTGCAATATCTCGCCATCGCCAGAAACTACAACGTGCTTTTTGATTTGGCTCATCGCTTCATACCTACCCCGGCAATGTACCCCATATACCGATGGTTTAAGGTGAAGGGGTTGCTGTAAAAGACCTGGAGAGTAATGGTTGCCCCATTTGGCACACTGGCCAAGACTGAGGCGCTGCTGTAGTTAACGCTTGAAGAGTTCTGCCCGACAGATGACCTGCCCGTAACCAGCGCTGTGCTGCCATACATTAGCCGCCAGTCTGCGTAGTCAAGGTCTCCAGAGTTGGTTCGATAACCTACAAGCCCGCAAGAAAAAAGCACCGGAAATGAGCCGTTTTGCCCGTGGTTGATGCTTTTTGATAACAACGTTTTCCACCCTGTATTTCCGCTTGCTATTGAAGTCCATGAAGTTAGCCTTGCCTGCTCAGGGACGGTGACGGCGTTACCCCTGATCTGGAGCGTATCGACGTAGGCGTCGCCGGTGAAAATCTGGTTGCCATTAATCAGAGTAGTGCCAGGGCGAACCCAACTGTTCACGCGATCCGTAGTACCTTGCGCGGACTGTGCCCAGTTAAGTAGTTGACCAAAGTTATTGGGGGTACCACCGATTTGCAGAGTTGAAGCGATGTAGCCAGAGTCTGCTTCGATGTGGCCGCGCGCGGTGACATTGTTAAGCTCTGAGTTACCTGCCCGATCAATCCGCCAGCCGCTGCTGCCTGCCGAATAATTATCCGACCTGACCTCGTTACCGATGTTCAATTCCCAGATATCGGCAATGTCGATCTTGGCACCATTCACCGCCAGATTGGCAATCTTGGCACGGGTCACCACCAGGTCTTTGAGCATCCCTGTTTCAACGTACAGCTGCGGAATATAGGCCGGCACATTGATCGCGAACCGTGTCTGCCCTTCCACTGTGGCGTAACCAAACACAAACTGCGTATTGCGCAGTGCGGTCATGCTTGAGTAGTTGGTGTTCGGGTTGAATGCGGTGATCGACTGGCCTGGGTCAATGAAGTACACCGCGTCCGATGCCACCACGAATTTACTGGTGGTGCCGTCGTTGTCCAGGGCAATGCCGGATACGCGGCCATTCACGTCGAGCTTGATGGTGTAGCGAGCCGCCACCACCGCCAGATCGTTTTCCAAATCCTGAACCGCCGACACTTCGGCCTTGGTCTGGATGGCGGCGGTGTTGCCGTTCACGGTCGCTTCCAACTGGGTCAGGCTCTGAGCCGTGGCGGTCACCTCCCCTTCCACGTCTTCCACCCGCGTGGTCAGACTGTTAATAGCCGCCGCGTTACCTTCCACGTCCAGGTTCTGCACATCGTTTTGCAACTGGGTGATGGCGCTACCCTGGCTGGTAATCGTGCCCTCGGCGCTGGTCACCCGGTTATCCAGTAAGCTCAATGCGCCCGCGTTGGCGCTCACGGCGTCGTCAAGATCGCTCACGCCATCCTGCAGCAAGGTGATGGCGCTGCTCTGGCTGGTGATAGCGTCTTCGGTGGTGGTTACCCGACTGTCCAGCGTGTTGATGGCAACGGAGTTGGCGGAGGTGCCGTTCTCAGTATCCGTCATCCGGTTTTGCAGCGCCGTGATGCTGGTGCCGTAACTGGTAATGGTGCCTTCTGCACTGGTTACCCGCACGTCCAGATCGTCAATCGCCACCGCGTTGGCGGCAATGATGTCACTGAACGTGGCGTACTGCCCGACCTGCGTCCAGTTCGCACCCTCTGCCGGTGTCGGCGCTGGGGCTGTCATCGCCGCCAGGGCCCGCCAAGCGTAGCCGTTGTATGACACCAGATCGTCCACCGCATAATCGGTATTGGTGTCGTAGGGCGGAATATCCAGGAGTTCAGACAACGCCGCTTCGGTTGAGGCAATTCGCCCACCGTGGTCATTCAGCGTGGTCTGGATGCTCGGAATCGACTGGATCGGCGTCAGCAGTTCATTGGCCAGTTCGCTCTCACCAATCTGGCCCTGAATCTGATCAATGATGTATTCCGGCGTCAGGATGGTGGTGACCGATGTGCCAGCAGTGTCGTTCAGCGGGCCTTCGACATTGGCGGCGGATACCCATGAGATCCAGTAGTAATAGGTTTTCTGGGTGGTGTCGGCGCGCACGTTGTCGATGAAGAACATGCCCGGGTGCTGGCCAATGAGGGTGGCGTTGGCAAAGTTGTCTTCTTCGGCGCGATACACGTTGGTGAGGGCGTGATTGCGGTAGGCTTGCGTGGGCGGGTTCCAGGTCAGGAACACTTCACCGTCAAACGCGGCCACCGCTTCAAAGCCAGACGGCTTCGGCGGTACCGACAAGTCCGGCACACCGGTGCCAGGTTCCAGCGCGCCCGGGTTGCTGGCCTGCAGGCCGTTACGCAGCTTGCCAATGCCGCTATCCAGCAGGTCGCGCAGAGTCAGTTTCCGGTCAAGCGGGTCACCGCGCACACCCTCACCGGTTTCAATGATCTCGGCGATGGCTGATACCAGCGGGCGAAGTTCAGCGGAAACCTTTGGAGAGACCGGCGGCAGAGTGCGGCGGCGACGGTTCTGCATTACACAAGCTCCCCGGGGGTGGTGGCCAACTGCACAGACGACACCTCGGCGGTGCCCTGCAATTCAATTTCCCAATCCCGCTTCAGGGTGTGGCCGGCGGGCAGGCGGAACAGGTTGGTGGAAGCTACGGGCACACTCAGCACTTGCGCGCCATCGGCGTACACGTTCATCTGCACGGGGTAGTTGTTGGCGATGACTTTGGCGCACGTGAAGCCGGCAGAGCCCGGGGGGATTTCGTGCACGCGGGAACGCCAGGTGTAGGTGAGTGGGTCACCCTTATCCCACTGGGTTATGTCGTTGCCTTGAATCAGGTACAGAGTGTCCTCGGCCACGTCGTAGTACCCGGCGCTGGCCTGAGTATCAAAGAACTCAATGCCAACGCCCGGGGTAAACAGGAACGAACCGTTGTCGTAAAAACCCAGATAGGCGCCGTCATAGCGGTAGGCATGAATGGTGGCAGGGTTCAGCGCTTGCCATTGTTCCCGGGTCATCACCTCAGCGGTGATCACTTGCGCCTCAGTGCCGCCAATGGCCACCAATCCGTCATACCCTGCATAAATCGCGTAGCCACCCATATCCACCATGGAGCGCTTGGACAGGCACGGCTGATTCACGTCCAGCTTCATCTGAGCCATAGCTTCGGGTGACGATCCCGTAACCAGCCAGGGTTGCTTGGTGGTGGTCACGACCAGTCCGGCGCTGATGGCGGCGATGGACACAACCGGGTCATCGAAGGCCAGTTGATAACTGACCGGCCAGGCGTGCGGCAGATACGGCACACAGAACGCCAGGGTGTTGTCGAAGAAGCCAGCCAGAATGCCGCCCGGCAAGGCGGTCAGGCCTTGCAGGTCCGGGTTGGGCTCGTCCCATTCCAGGCTGGCCAGGGCCATACCCAGGTTTTCGGACAGCACGTTATCGGTGAACGAGGCGGTCGCTGGCAGCACTTCGGCCACCAACTGATACACACCACCGCTTTCCACGCGGTACAGCCGCTTTTTGGTGATGTTGTAATCACCGGAGGGAATCGGCGGCAGGGAGACTTCCAGATGCCCGTTATCCGGCGCGCCATCCACATCGTCCCAGCGCAAGGCCTTGCCGGAAGGATCAGAGGGCGGGCCTTCTTCGCCGTATTCCGTGACAAAGGTGACCAGGTAGCTGACTTCCAGTGCGGTATCCGGTACCTCGTTGCGGGCAGACGGCACGGTGATGTTCGGGCTGGTGGTGGGGGCTGGCACGCCCAGTTCGTACCAGTCGGACGGATACGGACCAGAACCGCCGGTGGCCAGTGAGAGGGCGCTCATCTTGGGGGTGCCCTGCCCGGTCCAGTACACGCGGGCATAGTCGTCATCGGCAATCGGGGAGCGGACAATATCAATGTCGTACTGATCGCCCCACGAAAACCAGAAGCCGGCGCCGTTGTTGCCTTCGTCGTAACGCCACAGGTTGGCCGGGTTGATCGTGGCCGGCAGGTTGCTGGCCAGCAAGGTATCGTGATGAGGGCGCAGGGTGCCGCGCTTGAGGTTCAGGTTGCGGGCCAGCTGGGCGTTGTTTTCCGGCAATAGCCGGGGGTCCAGGATGGGCAATTCCCCCCGGAAAGCGGCGTGTGCAATCTTCATGCGCGGATCTCGTCAGATAAAGCGGCGGGCTTTGACTCGGGTGGTGCCTCTGGCGTGACCGTGAATGGCACGGCGCTTGGCGTCCGTTACGCCAGATCGGTATTCGGCCTGGTAGTAGGCGGCCATTTCCGGATTGCGCCACGGCTGCGGCAGCAACAGAAGCCGCCAGCGGGCACCGTTGGCAATCACCGACCCCCACTCAGCCAGCAGCGACTCAGGGATGACCGTGTTCAGATAGGGGCGCATCGCCAGGGTGCCGGTCAGCACGTCTTTCTGCGTCTTGCGCAGCAGCTGAATCCGGTTCGGGGCTGATTGCACAAAATCACGACCAGCCACCATGGTCATGCTGCCATCTTCCAGCGACACAATGCGCAGTGGCTCACCCTCGGTTTCCACCATTTGCGGATAGCCGCTCTTGGCAGCCACCACCAGATAGCCCTGATGCGTCCAAGCGTCGGCTTCGTCGCACAGCTCGCGAGCCATTCGCAGCGCCTGCTCGGCGACCGTCGCCCGGGGTGCCTCGGGAATGTCCATCTGAATCAAGTCAATCAGATCATCCTGGGTCATGCGTTACCTCGGGGCGGATTGGCGGAAGCGTCCGGGCTGTTCGGTGAAAACACCTGGTCCAGTTGCTGCTTTCCGGTCAGGCTTTGGTAGTAGGCCTGCAGGTGGATCTGTGCCCGGTTCAGGTTGGCCGGGGTTTCGGCGTCTTTGCTGAACGCCCGATACAGCAGGTAATCGGTTGCTGCCGGGGCGTAGGCGGCCGGACATTTGAAGATTTCTCCGCCGTACACCTCGTAACCGCTGGTCAGGTCGTGCGGTTCTGGTACCGTCGAATACAGGATCTCGACAGCGGCACCAGTTTCAGCCGGCGGGTACACGTAGAAGGTGCGCGGGTCCAGGTCGTCATAGACGAAGTGCTCAATGCGCGTGGTGGCCGGGTCCGAATGCCAGGCCCGGCGCACGGTATCCAGCGCCTTGCGCGTACTGACCGAAACGGCTGTCATCTTGCCGGTGGTGTTTCGAATTACGTCCAGCAGGCGCTGGCCTTCACTCGGCAGGGTCTGCTTGGTGCCTGCGACCAATTGCACTTCTTCGTTCACCGTGGACAGATCGGGCTTGAGCGATACCGCTGCCTGATAAAACTCGTTCAGCCAGCCGGCCAATTCGTCATTCGTCCAGCGAATGCCCTCAGCGCCAATCTCTTGCAAGATGCGTTTGGCGTTATCAATGACCTGACTGACTGGAACGGCCATGGCTCAGACTTCCTCCATGTGCGACATTTTGGCCATCGCGGCAGACCACGGCATGGTTCGGCCGGTGCGCCTGTTGCGGGCCAGTTTGCCGGGGTAGGTGCCCTTGGTTGCCGGGACTTCTGGCGCTGGTGCAGCGGCAGGCTCCGGAGCTTGCTCGGGTTCAGGTTCTGGGGCTGGTTTCGGCTCCGGTGTTTGCGCCGCAGGCGCGTCATCCCCCAAACGCAATTCGGCCTCGCCAATCAGTTCGGCGCGAATCACCTCTTTGGCTTTGCGCTTGTCCACGTCAATGCCCAGGTGTTCAATCCCCAGCGCCTCCAGGTCGTCCTTGGTGCGCGCCTTCTCCAGTTTGTGGATCAGTTCGTTCAGTTCCATGGGGTGTTCTCCAGAAACACAAGACCGCCCCGAAGGGCGGCCTTATGGTGTGCGGGTTTACGCGCCACGCTCGACGTACAGGTGACCGATAGCGTTCGGGTCGATGACCTTGCGGCCATAGACGTTCAAGCCACGGATCAGCTTGCCGAAGTCCTGCGGGTTGGGCAGCGTTTCCATGTTGGTCATCTGGCTGGCGAAGGTCAGCGCCTTCTTGTGGCCGAAGATGACGTTGGTGGCCTGGTTGGTCGTGGTTCCATCCACAACGGTATCCAGGTTGTTGGACACGAACACAACGAAGCGATCCAACTCGCCCACCTTGCCATTGCGGTACACGCTGGTTGCGTCACCCATGGCGCTGGCGTCGCGCAGATCAGACTTCTTGAGCATACCGTTCATCCACGCCGGGATGACGATGTAACGGCCGGTGTTCGGGCAGTTCTGCTCGTCCAATGCAGTGCCGGCATCCACGATCACGTCCATGATGTTCGCCTTGGTGACCGCAACCGGTGCGCCGGCTTCACCCAGGTTCAGGGCGCCAGACTTCGCACCAGCGGCAGCGCCAGCGTTCTCGGCCGCTGCCTCGGTGTACGCATAAGCGTTCACGTCGGTGTCGATGTGGATGGACATTTGCTGACCACCGTCATCCGACCATTTATCCATCAGCTTGATGTCTGACTGGTAGGCGTCTACATCATTGACTTCAAAGGCAAAGTATTTTGCCCGGTCAATTTGCAGCTCTACCTTGTCGGAAGTCGGCTTCTCGTAAGTGAGGCCGCCACCGATCTCGTAGTCACGGATGGTGATGGACGGCGTGGTACGGATTTGCACCGAGTCGCCCTGTTGGCGGATTTCGCCTTCGTAATCGGTATTGGCGATTTCGCCGTAGTAGGTGTGAGCGTACAGCTTCTCCACCAACTTGCCCGACCAGATCGAAGGGATGAAGCCAGCAGTGCTGGTGCTGGAGTAATTCGGGTGACCGGAGTCACGTACTGGACCTGCCATGATAATTACCTCTCGGAATCGGGAACCGCGAGGCAGGGGCGATTATCGAATGCGCCCCTCGCGCTGTGCGGCGAAAATGTCGGCTTCCAGCCGTTGCCCCTCATCCGCGCTGTACTTCCCGGCTGACTTGTCCTTGTAGAACTGCTTGATCTCCGAGCTGGTCCAGATCTTCTGGCCCTGTGGGGCGTCTGTCGCTCGGCTGGTCTGCGGGTCTACCTGGTCATCGGGAATGCGCGGCTTGGGCGCGGGCTGTTGTTTTTTGAAGGCGTTGAACACGGCGGCTACACCGTCTGCATCCAGTGCCTGTTGCGCAGTCGTCAGGGCTTGCTGGCGCTGCGTGCCGGTCTGCGGGTCGTACTGAGCCAGGAAGGCGTGGAAACTCTGGTCAGCGTTAAGCGTGCGCCACTCGGGCACCAACTCGGTCAGGGCAGTCCAGAATCCGGCCTCAGTGCGCTGCCGGTTCTGTTGTTCAAACTGCTCAACCTTGCGTTCCAGTTCCTCAACCTTGGCGTTGCTCTGAGGGGCGGTCCTGCTCGAAATCATGCGTTCCACGAACGTCACGAAGTCTTCGCCAAACTGCTCTTTGAACGCCTCCAGTTGCTCATTGGTCAAACCGCCAGGGTTGCTGGGTTGAGTGGACGCTTTCAGCGTCTCGATCTCGCGGTTCTTGTCGTTGAGCTGCTGGGTCAGGGTTTCGACCTCTCGGCGCAGTGCAGGCACCTCAGCGGCGTACTTGCCATTGATCACGTTGAAGCGGTGTTCCCAATAGGCTTCAGAGCGCTTAGGCTCGTCGGTTAAGGCTTTGTCATCGCCCTGGGAGTGCTTCTCGCTCTCGGCGTTCGGCGGGGTGTCTACGGATTGCGCGGCAGTGTCCGGTGCATCAGGCGTCTTTTCTTCCGTTTCAGGAGCCGCTGGCGCGGGGTTCTTGAGGGAATCAAAGTGGGCTTGGGCCTCATCGGCCTGCTTCTGGACAGAACGGGGTAGTGACATTTCAACTCCTTGTGCGCTTATCTGCGCGGTGAGCCGGCAAGTGCCGGGGTTCACGATTCGGGTTCACGGATTCAGCAGCCATAGGCCTTACTGGTGCTGAGCGTTCGCCCACAAAAAAACCGCCTCCCATTGCTGGTGAAGCGGCTTTGTTGTGAGGCCCGTTGCCGGGCTAGTTGAAGCGTTTGTTAACGACCTCGCGGGCCTTGTTCAGATCGTCCATCAGTTCCTTGAGAGCTTTCGCGGCGCCCTGCTCCATGGGCACCCGCGTAGCGTCAGCGGATTCGAGCCGGTCCCTGCAGTCCTCCCTGCGGCGCTGCAGAATAGCCAGCAGGCGCTGGCCGTCCGGGGTTGCGGCCAGTCGGGCTAACGCCTTCCAGTCCAGTTCTTCCATTGCTGTTCACCATGTTGAGGATTTCCGCCAGCAGTTTGCGGGCTTCCAGCGGGGTCAGGGCTTGGGTGCGCTGGGTGTCGGCCTGGGTCTCTGCCACCTCGGCCTCACTCTTGGCGGCCTTGGCCATCTTTTCCTGAGCCTCAGCCTGCTTAATCATCTGTTCCAGTTGCTGCATCATCTGGCCCTGCTCCTGTTGAGCGGCCAGGTTCTCGCGCATCTTGTCCTCGGAGGGGATCAGGCCAGGCATATCCAGCTTCTCGGCCACGGCTGCCAGCAAGTCGCGACGGCCCTCCTGGCCGATAATGCCCATATCAATATCGTTGGCAGTCATGGCCAGGAACTCGGCGCGCAGTTGGTGGGTCTGCTCACGAATCAGCATGGCGCTGGAACCGCGAGGCACCACGGCCACGTCGCCCTTGATGCTTTGATCGTCGCTGTACTGCATGTTGTGCAGCCACAAGGCTTCGATCACCCGGCGAATCACGCCCCGGTCAATGTGGCGAATGGCGTCCTTGATGCCCTTGTTGGCGCTTTCCATCAGCATGGACAGGCCGGTGGCGGTGCGTCCCGCGCCCCCAACACGCTCGTTACCGTAGGCGTAGCGGGGAATGTTGGTGGCGTCGTCCGCGCGCAGCTCGAACTTTTCATACACCGTCAGCAGCTCAGCGGCGTTGATGCTGGGCTGGTAGAAGCGCACCGCCGGGTTGTTACCGGTGACGTTGGAATCCTTGGTGCGCCACACCTTCCATGGATAAATGTTGGTGGGGTCTTCAGTGCCGTCCAGGCGCTCTTCGTACACTTCCACCTGCGGCCCGGAGGATATGGCCAGGTTGTTCACCAAACTGCGGGCGGTGGCGTTGCACACGTCCTGAATGTCAGCCATCAGCTCTGGAATGCCCTGCCCCCAGAACGAACCGGGCACTGGCTGGAAACTGGCGGTGTGATAGGGCCGGCGCTCCAGCGGGTCACGATTGATTTTCACGCGAATGACGTGGCGGCCGATAAGGGTGGCTTCCACTTCGTATTCAGCCAGCGGGTCTTCAATGTCGTCCGGGTTCACGCCCCACTGCAGCAGGCTGGTGCCTTGTGCTCCACCGCAATAAATCAGCGCATCGATGGTCTGGCCTCGCGTCAGCCATTCGTGGCCCCGGCCTTCCAGGGTGGCTCGCTCGCCGTCGGTCCACAGCCAGTCACGCAGACCGCTCTGGCCGTGCTCTTCCAGCACCGCTCGAATGGCGTCCTCGTTATAGCTGGGCGCGCCAATCAGTTTGTTCAGATGCCTCCGGGTAAACCGGCAGCGCTCGATCAGGTAGGCGCCGTCGTCAATGGTGACCGCATCCGGACTCGGGTACAGGTCGAACGGGGAGACGCGATACCAGTCCGGCTTGATCTCTTTGGTCTTGACCGGCTTCCAGCCTTCCATCCACGCCAGCGAGGCGACGTTGCGCAAGTTGTGGCCGCGAATGAAAGCGTTTGGAAAGGTGGCGAAATCCTCAATAAAATCCGCCAGGGCGTTATCCCAATTCCCTTCGGCCAACTGGTCGTCAATCAACTCCTGGTGCCGCTCGGCGGCTTCCTCGGCCATTTCTTGTGCTGCGTGGCGTACATGATCCTCGGCGGCCTTCATCACTTCCTGCGGATTCAGGGGTTCACCCGACTGCTCAGCTTGCATGGCGGCTTGCTGAATGAACGCCTGAAACACCGGCTGCAGGAACTCCGGCGGCACGGTGGCAATCGGGGTTGGCTCCAATCCCCACGGCTTTTCACCGGCCGGCATCAGAATATCCCGAATCCACGACGAGGCGGCCCGGCACTTGGTGGCGGTCAGCATCATGTAGATGGCGCTGCCGCCTTCCTGCTGAATGGCTTGCAGCTTATCCGGGGAATACTCGCCTTTACGGCGTCTCAGACAGTCGAGCAAGCGGCGCTCCACCTCTTGCTTGGCCATCTTGGCCTCTTCCCAGCAGCGGTGGATGTGTGAACCCAGGGAGCTTTCCAGCAGCGCGCGACGGCGCTCCTGTTCATCCTGCAGCCGTTGCGCCTCCTGTTGTTCAACGGCGCGCAGATCAGATGCTGATCGGTACTGCAAAAGCCCCAAACTAGCCATTGGCTGCCGTCTCCCGGGTCAAAATGTCGTACATGGCCGCATCCAGCAGGCGCTTGTTGTGGCGCATCTTCTGGCCGTTGCGAAGCATCGGGCTCAGGTGATCAAACAAGTCTTTCAGGGTGCCTACCGGGTCTTTCTCGAAATCTTCCAGGTTCACATTGAAGGCCACGCCAAAATTGGCTTCGGTCATAAACTGCAGTCGCACACCGGGCTTGGGTTGCGTTACGCGCTTCTCGATGATGATCGGATCAATCTGAATGTGATCCACGTCGTTACGGAACTTGCCGTTGGGTACCGGAAGGCCGGTCTTGGCAATAGCGCGCGCAACCAATACCGCCACCTCGCGTTGTGTCAGGGTGACCGGCTTGTTCGATTCGAGAATGGCCATGGGAACCTCTATGTGTGAGCAGCCCAATTACCGCGCCGCCGCGCTGGGTGGGCAATGCGGTTCGGGCGAACAACGGAATCAATCGGGTGGAACGTCAGGGCCAGACTGTCAGCCTTGTCCGGGGAGGCAATGCCTCGCTTCTTCATGTCCTTCTTGGACTCCATTTGAATCCGGAGCTTGTTGTCGTAGCCGTATTCAATACTGGTCAGGTCATCCATCAACTCGCGGTCACCGGGCGGCAAGTCTGCCTCCGGTAGCCAGCCCTTGATCTGTCCCCAGAGCCAGGCCCGGACATTCACAAACTCTTTCGGGTCAGGGGCTGTGCCGGCAGGCTGAACGTCAATAACCGGCAATCGGAACTTCTTGAGCTGATCGACCACGCCGCCACCAACACCCGGCCCATCCACGCAGATTGCAACCACGCTGCCGCTGTCCAGATACAGATCGCGGACCTTGTCGGCTACCTGAATGGTGTCGAGGCCGCGATAGGCGTACTGGTAGTGAATCTTCGGGCCCTGCCGGAGCGTAATCACCGACTGGTCATTGCCGAATCGGGCCACGTCCACGCCCATGATGAGCGGGAAATGGGCAAAGACTCTCGGGTCTTGTTGTCGGGCCTGCGCGTCTCTGACCAGATCCTCGGAAATGAACTGACTTTCAGAGACTCGCGGGAACTCGCCCCGCACGCGCACCCGGAAGAAGTCGGAATCTTCGCCGTAATCTTCCAGCCATTGCTCGATTTCGAGCTTGTTGGTCATCCGGCAGGTTCTGGAATCCACTTGCCGGTTATTCCAGCGATGGCGCATGGACCGGAAGCATTCGCGGAATCGGCCGGTATTGCGCACCGGGTTTCCGTACACAAACCAAAACGCGCCAGGGGTTGTCATGGCGCCTTCGGTGACTTCCCAGATGATGTCGGCAACGGTACTGGCTTCGTCGTAGATCACCAGTACATCCTCGGCGTGCAGACCAGCAAACGCATCCGAGTTGTTTTCACTCCACGCGATCGCGGTCACGCCCCAGGTTTCCGGACTCTCGAAGGCGTAGAAGCGGGTGGCGGTCCAATTGAACCAGTGCTTGTTGATGGCACGCTGATGCCATACGGACAATTCGCGCCAGGTTGTGCTGTTCAACTGAGCCTGCGTACCTGCCGTGATCCGGCCCGCGCAGTGCGGGCGAGTACTGCAGAACCACAGGATAATCCACGCCGTTTCGGCTGACTTCCCGATGCCGTGGCCAGAAGTGGTGGCGTCTCGCAGAGCGATCTGCTTGCCGCTCAGGATATGGTCACGAATATCGTTAAGTTGATTTCTCTGCCAGGCGTCCGGGCCGTCAGGGTGCTTTTCCAGCGGTGTTCCCGGTTCGCCCCAAGGGAATGCCAGCAGCACGTAGCGCAGCGGATCATCCCAACACTTGGCAATTTCCTCGCGCAACCGGCGCTCGTTCAGATCACTCATCCAGCTCTCTGACACGATTAATGCCGGCCATGAGCGCGTCCGCCAGTGATTCGCTCTTTTGGGCGTTATCCTTCTCATACCCGCCCAGGTGCTTCATCAGCTTTTCCAGCGCGCTGTTCTTGTCGGCAATCTTGTACTCGGTGATGGTGGCCACCTTGCCATCGTCGCCAATCGGCAATTCACGCACTTTGATGCCTGCAATGGCGGCCGCTACATCGTCGTCCAGTTCGGTGATCGGCAGCGGGTTGCCACGGTTATCGAACAATTTGCGGGCGTCGAACAGGCCAATACGGGCCACCTCTTTCAGCACCCGCTCCTGTGTAATATCAGCATTCTCAGCCACCGCGTCGGTCTTTTCCTGCAGGTAGGCCTGCGTGTACGGGTGGTGCAGATATTCGCACCCCATGGCCTCGCACACCTTCTTGCTGGCACGCGGGTGCAGGGCGCTGTAACACTGGGTAGCATCCCCGCGCACGTCGTCCGGGCCACCACGGTACAGGTCGGCGAACTCGCGGAACTTGGCCTTGGTGGATTCTCTTGGGTTCAGGGAAAGGGCCATCAGTGCATCCGGTCTATCAGAATCATCAGGATCTGGAACTTCGCCGTGCGGTAGCCGGTGGTGGTGATGGTCAGCTCCAGCGGTACGGCTTCGCTCTCGCTTACCGTGTCGCCGCGCAGCCAGACCTTCACACGGTCCTGACCGGTGACTTGGCCTACCGCCATCACGCTCAGGGCGTCGGACAGCTCGGTGACGCCCCAGGAGCCCTCGGCAATGTCGTCGCCCTGCTCATCCAGCCACTCGGTCAGGTCAAAATCGTAATCCAGGGTTTCGCCGGCCTGCAGGTAGAACACCTTTCGGCCCAGTTCCGGGCGGTGATAGCGTGTGGCTTTGTAGGTCCGGCGGTCAGATGCAGCGGCATCAAACGGGTAGTTGGTCGCCGGCAGAACCGTCACGATGCGCGTGGCAGTGGCGGTATTGCCGGTGCTGTCAGACACGGTGTAGGTGATCGGGTAGCTGCCCGCCACAGCGGTATTCACAGTGCCAGTCACCACCACTTGCGCAGTGAGGTTGCCGTCCACATCGTCAATCGCGGAATAACCCGGCTCTACCCAGGTATCGCCCACAGTGATCGTGCGGTTACCACCGGTCAGGGAGATAACCGGCGGTGTCTGATCGTCCGGCACGAACTCGACCACCGTCACAGTACGGGTGGTGCTGGTGCTGTTGCCGGCGGAATCCTCGACGTAGTACGTCAGGGTGTAGGTGCCGATGGTGTTGGTATCGACGGTGCCCGTGACCTGCACTTGCATGGTCAGGTTGCCATCGGCGTTATCGTCAGCGGTGTAACCGGGCTCTACCCACGGCTGGCCCTGGGTGATGGTCACGTTGCCGCCGATCAGAGAAATCGTCGGCTTGACGGTATCGGCCAGAGTCGTCGAACTGAAGGTGCCGGTCTGCCGGTTACCCGAGGGGCCAATGCGTAGGGTCGTGGTGACGGTGGTGTTGTAGGTAGCCGCCGACTGGTGGCGCACCCGCACACGGTCGTTCAGTTTTACCGTGCCAGCAGTGGTAGTCCAGAGACTCCAGGTGCTGCCGCCGTCCAGGGATACCGAATACTCGCCGTCCTCCACTTCAATCGGGATGTCGATACCGGCGTCAATATCCGTCACGGTGATGCTGTTGGACGTTTGCGCCAGACTCCGAGCCACGTTGGTCAGTGCAGTGAAACTGAACGCCGCCGGCTTGGTGTCCTGAACGCCGTCAAGGCCCGTGGTGTCGATGGTCAGCCGGTGAATCGTACCGTCCAGCTCGACAAAGTGAATCGGCAGGATGGCCTCAAGGTCGGTCTGGAAGTTGCCGTACTGGTCGAACGAACCAGACGAGGCCTGCGCAATCAACTGCTCGCCCGCCACCGGTAACCGGCTCCATTCCTGGAACAGGTACGGCTCGATAGGCTCAACCAGTGTCGCCAGATTGCGGCTGCTGCCAACAATCAAATTGGCAGATACCGTGGCGATCTGTTGAGTGGCGACGCTTGGCGAGACTTCCACCGCTGACTCATTGCTGGCCGCATCGACGTGGACAAAATGCACGTAGTACACCGCGCCCAGGTCCAGACCAGTGAAGCTGACCGACTGGGTGCCGGCGGCGCTCACCGCCTGACTCACGCCGCCGCTGACAATGTCCTGCGCCGTTTCAACGTCGTTGGTCGAGATCAGCGCATATAGGGTGCCGTTACCCTCGTCGGTGTCCACGGTGGCGTCAATGGCGGCTGGTCCGACACGGGCAGCGGTCGCATTGCTCAGGATCGGCGCCGTGGTGTCGCCGGCACCGATCTGATACGACACCGCCTCAATGCCACCGGCCTGGGTCACATGCCGCAGCGTGTAGGTGCCATTGGCGCCAGTGACTGTGCCGTCAGCATCGACCGTCAACGCATCCGGGTACTCGATCTGATCATCGGCAACAGGGGTCGTGGCAAACGATGCATCACCCGCCCAACTGGTGAGCGGGATGAACAGACGGCCGGTGACCGGGATGAGGTTGACGGTCGCGGCGGCCATTAGGTGTTCAGCTCCACGGTGACGTTACCGAATAGCAAACCAGTAGCCGTGCCAGAGCTCGGCAGCGCCGGGTAAGTGCCGGTAGCTGTGCCTGAGTGTTTACCGCCGTCCTCGGTGTCGTTGATGGTCACCGCCACGGTGATGCTGTTGTTGTTGCTGTCGGTGATGGTGACCGGACTGACCGGAATGGCGTCGTAGTTTGAATAATTCAGAGTGAAGCTGGCGCCGGGTTGGAGATCGCCGGTGATTTCGACGGTGGGGGTCGGAACTTCATCGTACGTCAGGATGAAGCCGTTGCAGGCACCCCAAACTGCCGATGCAATTTCGCCAGAAATCGAGATTTCCCCGTTAGCATCTGCGGTGCCAGTAAAGACAATCGGCTGCTCCGGGATAAATGGGTCAGGATCGGGGTCAGAGAAAACCTGATACACCTGATCGGTCGGCGTCGAGTTGGTTGCCGCAAAACGAGTGCTCCGACTGTTACGGTTGTGCCCGGCAATTTCTAGGGTGTATTCAGCGCCAGGGTCAAACCCTGCAAGCGCAAACTTTTCGCCAGCGGCAGAGCCGTACCAGAACACCCGGAAAAAGTAAGTAGGAAATCGCGCATCCGGGGTGTCGTCTGCGTTAGCTGTTCCTGCCAAAAACCCTGTAAAAGGTGCGGCACCCTCGCTTAACGAAATGCCCGTAGGGTTGCCTTGGTCATCCAGTAAGTCGGCAGCCAGAAGGCCGCTTCCAATAGCGCTATCACCTACAATGTTGTTGAAACCGGACAGCGACTGCGACCCACTGTCAGAGTTCAGAAAAACCTTAATGACCGGCATTATTGAATCCTCCCGACTAGCGTCGGATTGTCATTCTCATCCACCACAAAAAGGCGAGCTTGAGTAATTTGCTCAGAGGTGAACGGCAGGGCGTTGAGTTTCACGGTAATTGAGCCGTCCCAAGACTGGATCGGGCAGCACTCGCGAACCGGACACTGGTACAAGTCGTCATTACCAATACCTATTTCCACGCGCCGCCGGACGCCGATCTGTGTTGCGTCACCATCCACATAGATGTCTGAGAATCGGTACTGGTTGTTAGGGATTTGGTGCGTACGATCTTCTTCATGTCCAAAGTTCGTTACCGCAAGTCCACCGGATGGCCATCCATCTACGGGCGGGTTAATGAGCGCGCCTGGGTCGGCGATATTGCTCAGCCCTTGCAGATCCATCCTCAAAACACCGTTAATACGGACTCGCTTGATGTAATCCGTTTCGAGCCGGGATTCATCTTTGGGTGCGCGGATGTAATACTCGTGCAGCTCCCACTCGCCAGCCTCCCATCGCGCTTGTGGCTTACCTGGCACCAGAGACCATTTGTCGTTCGAGATTTGCCCCTGGAAACCTGAGAATGTGTAGGCATTCCATGTGTTCGGGCCGTCGTTGCCGTCGCGCATGCGGACGTTCTTGTTGACCGTATTTTTCCGGCGATAGACGCGATTGCCAGCAGACGCCGGAGATGGCAATGCAGGGCTAAAATTAAACGCTACGTCGGAAATTAGCGGTGTTTGCTGGATACAGTAATGCAACTCTCCGGTATCCAGTTCGATATAGAGTTCTTCCAGGCCGCCTACCGAGTTGTTCAGTGCAGGCACAGACTGACCGATGGTCGCGCTGGTTGCGCCTGATGCCAGCGAGGACGCCAGGGATATTTCAGGGTCCACGTTACCATCCGTACCGAAGTAGCGCTGATAGCGCCAATACCTCAAATACACTTCTTCTGAATCAGCTTGCGAGGACGGCCAGCCGGCAAAGCCACCGTTCGTTGAGCACGAACCACTCTGAAACTCAAACTGGTAACCCAACGCACGCCCATGCCTCGCGGCCTCCGCACGCATTTTTAAACCAACAAGAGAGTTCAGAAACGGATAACCTGCCCCTACAGGCACTTGGTCACCCTCGGACACACCCTCATACGGCGCAACCTCGGTACCGTTGGCCCAGTACCTATCCACTCGATCAAAATGACGCTGAGGGGCTTTCTGGCCAAAGTCTTGCCCGGAAATTGTGATTTCTCCCAGGTCAGCAAGCGTTCCGGCCAGAGAGAAATTGCCCGTCGGAATCAGGGACAGTCCGGACATATCGGGCCCGCCGGTGCTTGGCTCCGAAGGCGGCGCAACCACGCCACTATCCCCTCTCGCCCCGCCACGCAGATCAGACCGAGTCGCAATCTTCGGCGACTCGTTCCCCATTTTGGTTTCCGGGGTCAGATTTCGTATGACGATGGGTGCTGGCATTACTAGGCGGCCTCATGGTCGGCGCACAGGGCGCGAATTATCTTCTCGGGCGTGCTTCTTGCTTGCTCTTTGGGGTCAACAACAAAACCCATGCAAGGAGAGCAATATGAAAAGCCTGTTAGTAGCTATATGTTTAATTTCCCCTGGACTCGTGAGCGCAGGAATAATCACGCATGAATTCGACGTTGAATTGCGCGATTTTGATGGCCGGACGGTTCTGAACACTGCCTCAATAACCTTGGACGCAGACCCTGAAAGCTGGACCCTGAACCAAGCGTGGATACACATTGACGGAGCCACTATTGCGAGCGATCAAACTGAGCAACTGGGTAAAGATCAGTGGCGATTCTTTGAGCCTGCAGGCGTCTGGAAAGCCGGGCCGCTGTATTACTCGTTCACCCAAGGCGACTGGACCTTCATGTGGAGTGACTGGCCCACCGAAATCGCGATCCCTTTTGATGAAAATCCCATTTACAGCTATGTGGGCCTGGATGCTTTCACCAACTGGGAGTGGTCTATTCGAGAATCTGGAACCTACACCTCAGGAGGGTACATGTACGTCACCTCCTATGATGGTTACGCCTACAAAGTGTCTGAGCCCGCCACTTATGCCCTGCTAGGCCTTGGTCTTGCCGCTATGGCCTGGAGGCGTCGATCTATTTAGCGGTTATCCATACAGTGATTTCAGGTAACGATCTGGTTCTAAAAACATTATTGCCGTGATCACTGTCGGAGCGCTTTACGCTATTAATAGATCGCCTCGTTAATCGCATCTACCAGGCCATGCTGGCGAATGCGGCATTCGTGGTAGTAGCTGGCCCAAGCCTTCATGGCCTCGCCAACGGTGGCGCCAGTGCCGTCAGTCATCTGCGGCAACTCCGCCGGCACCTTGATCATCAAGTTCTCCTGGGGATTCACCTCGGGCCGCAGCGTTAAGCAGCCGGACAAGCTCAGGCTCAAAACACACGCGCTGATAAATCGGCTTCTGAATCTCACGGATAACCCCCCGGTCGATGATGCGCTCATTGGCTCTCAGCTCGCTCAGGCGCTGTTCGACCTGTCTGGATATAGCGGCCTGGCCTGCCCGGATCTCGGCGGCCAGTGATTCCTGGGCGCGAGTGGCGGCGAGGTCTTTGCTGTCCTCGAACCAGCCTTTGGTTGTCCAGCCGGCACCGAACACAACAGAGAGCGCCAAAGCGCTGCCGGCGAGTTTTGCTTTTAGACCGAATACCATCTCAACCGAGCTTCTTCGTAAAGAAGTCGGTCAGCAGCTGCTTCACTTTCTCGGCACCCAAGTGTGCCACCATGCCGCTGCACGCCACCGATAAGCCGGGCGTCCAGCTGAACAGGTCAATGCAGATCATATAGGTGACAAACGCAAAGAACCCCGCCGAAGTGATCGACAGCGTGAAAGCTGCCAGATCCCACTTGCGCGAGCCGTTCTTGACTTCACTGAGGTAAGCGAGCGTTCCGCCGATAACGCCGACCCCGACAGCCAGAATGGCGTCCCAGTATTCGACGACTTTGGCAATCAGGGTTGCGAGGGCTTTTTCAGGCATCTTCTTCATATCCGTGTCCGGTGATCGATCAGGCGGCGGGATAGGCCTGCCAAGAAAGTTGGAAGTGGGGGCCGTCCTTGAAAGAGGTCCAGTCACCGCCCCACTCTATCGCTACACCGAGTTCATCGGCGGCCTGTTTCATGGCATCAGCGATCTTGTAATACAGGGGCCAGTCCCAGCGCACACCACCAGTCACCCAGGCCCCCAGATCGACCGCATGGCCGGTCAGGTGGCGACTGTTCATGGTGGTGGAAGCGCCGGAATCGACCAATTCCTTTTGCCGGGACTTGGAACGCAACCCTTCAAGCACCGTGAAATCTACCTCGGTGATTTGAATGGCACGCTCTACAACAGAAACAAGGTCGTCATGGACACCGGCCAGCCGGCCGAGTGATCGGGAGCTGAGCTTGAATGCCACGGTGACCTCCGGAAATAAAAAAGCCCTCAAGTGAGGGCAAGGGCTTGCGACTGTGTGGTGGGTCGCTGGGTATTCGGGCTGGCCGCGCTGAACGGGGCCGTAACTCCTTCTGCGCTTACGGGCTGGCAGATGAGCACAAAAAAACCGCCAGCTCGGATGAGGGCGGTTTTCTTTGGGGGTAACTTCACTGATGGTTCTGACTATACCGCCTAATAAGAAATTGTCAAACACTCTAACAATCAGGCGGCCATTTTTTCGGCCAGCATCGCTTCCAGGTTTCGGTAACCATCGTGTACCCGTTGCCGGAACACCTGAACACTGCATCTCAGTTGCTGCGCACACGCATTGTCATCCCAGTAAATCTCTACCCGCTGGTCAGGCGTGAACGGGTCAACCGCTACCTTGGTCCGTCCGCGATACGCTCGATCAAAGCACAACGCTTCCCGCTGCCGGTCACTCAGCTGCATCATCACCATGCAGGCCATCTTGTGTTCGTGACTCCAATCGCGCAGTCGCTTGCTCTGCTCGTACACCTTGCTGAATCCACTGAACCCGGACGACTTCGGTAGGTCGCCCTTAAAGTCCACCAGTTTGCCAGCCAGGCTATCCCCCTCCCATCCAGCATCCCGGTCCCTGGATAACAGCACGTCCAGAAAGAGATCAACCGTGATCTCTGCCTGCTTCCGTGCCACCTTGTCGCTGTCTTCACGCTTGCGGTTCGCCATCACCTACCCTCGCATCCTGTTAAACATGCCCCGAATGGTTCGCTCGTCCATTTCTGATTGTTGTTTCAGCCACGCCTCCAGTTTGTGCCGGGCAAGTCGCTTCCGGCGGAACTGCTGCCACTTGTCGCGGGCTTCCTGCTCCAGCGCTTGCCAGCGGGCCAGGCAGTCGGCTTTATGTTGCTCCTGACTCAATTCCACACCACTTTTGTCATTCGCTTGGTCATGCCGTTTTCAAGCATCAGATGCAGGCCATAGTCGTGACAGACCACCCGGCCTTTGTAGATGCCGAAGTTGTCCCATTTCGTGTCCGTGAAGAACGCCGGCAGCTTTTCTGGCAGTCGCCCCTGTATCGGCTTGGTCTTGGCCTGAATCAGCACCCGGCCACAGGGGCTTATGTCGAGGCACGGGGCGAACCACTTGGCCAGCTCGGTATCCTTGATGCGCGACCAGGTCTGCCACTCGCAGACGTTCTGGTAATAGTCCGGCTGCTCAAACTTCACCACGGCATTCTTGATGAGGTTCCAGTCGTAAACGGTTCGGCTCATTCCGCCGCCGAGTTTCCTTCCGGCCAGCATGTGAAAGAGATCGTGCGCAATCAGGTTGGGCTGGAAAATTTCGTCAATTTGACTCATACACTCACCAAGCACCCATTCTGCAGCTGATACCCCGCCCTGCCCCGGTAAATCGTCAGCGGATGGCGGTTCGTGATGATCCATCCTTTTGCCAGGTAGTCGTCAATCAGAACTCGCAGGGCAAGCTGGGTACGCTGTTCGAGTAGTTGGGCGCTCACTTCTCCACCTCCACCAATGCCACATGACTGTCGGCTTGCACCCAATACACAGGAATGCCGAGAAGCTTTGCGCCCTGGTACAAGCCGTCAGGCCCCTCTTTCAGGTCAATGCAGTGCGAACAACTCCCAATCGCGCGCCTTTCTTCCCTGCCCAGGTACCACCGAACCCTGCTGAAATCGGGGTTCATTTCGTTCTGAAAGCGCTTTTGCCTGTACCGGAAGAACATATCGTGCAGGTGGTTGACGATATCGACGCGCTCTTGCTCTGCTGGGTTATCTGTCTTTACGTAGGTCATGCCGCCAATCTCCCCCGCTCCAGTTCCCGTATCCGCTGATTCCACTGCTTACGCAACGCTTCCAGTTCCTGCCAGTCCCACTTGACCGCCGCTGTGTTCGTCTCGCAGTGATCCATGATCCGTTGCGCCTCTTCCTCACCAAACCGCTCAGCCAGGCCGCGCTTGTACCCTCTCGTGGTCTTGGTGCCCTCGATGTTGGCGCTCAGCGATTCATTGCAATACTTGTTGCATTGCAGAAAGGTGTTGTTGCGGTCGTACCGGAGGCCAGACTGTGCGCCCCGCGTCTTGAAGTGGCCGCAGCACCAGTCCATGTGCGTCTTGCCGCAGGAAATGCACTCAGGCTCCATGCCTCGCTCCCTGAACCACTGCATTTCCTCCAGCACCCGCAGCCGATTGAATACCCGCTGGCACTGCTTGTGCTGCCAGTTCACATCACGGCGGTTGAACTCCCGGCGCTCGGCGCGGGCCTGCTGGGCCTGTCGCTCTGCCTTCTTCGCTGTCTGTTTCTTCCCGATGACCAGCGCACACTTCGGACTACAGGCAACGTGCAAGCTGCTGAACGGCTCGAAGGGCTTGCGGCATTCTCGGCATTTCTTCATTTCCGCCCCCGCTTCTCTGCTGCCAACCGAAGTTGCACGCGAATGTCGTCCACCAACCCTTCCCGCTTCCCAATGTCGGCGAACAGCGTGCGCGGCTGCGTCATGCAGAAGCTGGTTGATTTATCCCGGCTTGCGCCACGGATGAAGATCATGCCCTTCTCGCCGATCTTTGGCGTGGCCACAATGTCACGGGCAACGTCGCCGAGCTTCTGTCGCAGATACGCCTGGGCAAACCCAGCTATTTCCGCTTCGTCGTGCTCATCCAGAATTCGCTTTGCGTCAACCAGATCTTTCACTGCGATCTCGTTACTCACCATCCACCTCCATCATCGCCGCCCGGCTGTAATGCCGGAATGTCAGGTCAACGTGCTTGGTTTCGCGCAGGTCCGCATTGTCGATCTGCCCGCCGTTGGCCAGGAACTCTTGCGTCAGGCGCTCAATCTCCGCGCTCTCAGCTTTCTTGTCCTTGCCCCGGGTTTGTGCTGTGCCATGGCTGGGCGTGTGCACGCGGGCTTTCATGTGGCGCTTGAACTCGTCTCTGGTCATGCTGCCTCCTTAGATCACGCCGCCATCACGCATTGTCACTAGATCCTCGGCAGTAAAGCCGGCCTCTTTCAGTGCGATCAGGTCTCGCGGCTTCATGCTGCCGCCATCTGGTTCGCCGAAGTGTTGCAGGCCATGCCATGCGGTAATAAGAGAGCCTGTAGCGTCATACAGGCTGCCGTCAGCTTCGTCGTACTCGATCACTACTTTTTTGCGCGTGCTCATGCCGCCCTCTCCCTCATCATTTCGTCATACACAGCCAGAGCCTTCTCGCTCCACTGCACGCCATACTCAGCGCCCACCGAATGCAGAAATTCGATGAAATCGGACGCTTCAGCCTTCCTGAACTTCTTGGTGCTCGGTCGCACGTACACCGGTTGCTTCGTCTTCCAGTCCCAGACCTGTTCGCCCGGGTGCGCCAGGGGGTCACCCTGTTCTTCGCGCTCGATCGCAAACTGATTGACCAGCACGGCTTTGACGCCCTCGAACGAGTAGCCGCGAAAGCACTGCTTGTGAATGTCGCCAATCATGGCGTGATAGCGGGCTTCCTGCTCCCGGCTCTTGCTCGGCCTGGCCACGGTCACATCAACCGGGCCGCCTGCCACGGCTTTCAGCGCCATCTGACGAACCCACTGCAGCAGGAAGTCGATCTGGTTGGCGTCTTTGACTCGGCGAGTGTACTGGGTGCGCTGGGTCATCACGCAGCCCCCTGCGGCCCGGGCCACCCATCAGGACAGTAACCGCCGCTGCCTAGCTCATACCGACAACCATCAGCCGTCATCCAAACCTTGCCCGCGTCCATAAGCCACAGCAGCGCCTGGCGAACCTCTTTCGCGTCATGCTCAATGGCGTGCGCAATCTGTCCGCCGGCCATCGGGGCGCGGTGCGCCTTCATGGTTTTCAGGATTCGCTGATTCAGGATTTCGTTTTGCATGAGTCCTCCCCGGCGGTGAACTTGATCTCTCTCACACCACGCTTGCCGTCGTCTATCCAGATGAACCGGTCAGTCACGGTTGAAAATGCGCCATCCGTTCCCGCGAGCTGATCCAGTAGAGATTCAACCTCTTTGTGCTCATCGACGATGGACAGCCACTGACTGAAGTCGGCCAGACACTCGGCGCGCTTCTCAGCGGGCACGCTCAGGAAATCGGCGACGGTTTTGATTTCGTATCGGTCACTCACTTCGAATGCCTCCACTTGCACCCAACACACTTCGCGTCAGACGCCCTCTCGCTGTATCCGCAGCCCATTGGTTTCCACGGGGTCTGCACCATTACCATCTTTGGCTTGCCGTCCTCCCAGCCGTCCTGAGCAGGGTATGAGCCAAACTTATCGGTAGCAGGCCGGTTGAAACAGCCTGACTTATGACTGCCTGTGTTTTTGAGCGGTTGTTCAATCACTTCAACCTCGCACGATATGTGGAGCTTCCTGCACTCGTGCGGTATCGGGCTGTAAGGCGCCGTCAGAACCCAATACTTCTTCGGATGGCGCCCGTGGTGGGTGTATCGCTCGCCAGTGCGCAGTAGGACGAACGACTGACCTTCCTCAACGTCGTGCAGTCTCACGCCACATCCTCCATCCACCCGCTCAGCCGCTCCCGGTCCAGCTCCTTCTTCATCCAGTTCGGCACCTTGCGCAGCCAATACTTCCACACCCGCTTTTGCTCGTTGGTTGGGTGCTTGAAGCTGTAGCTGTAGACTTCGCAGCCCATCTTGCGCAGGTCTCGGATTCTGGCGGTGACGGCGGTATCGGGATGCAGGCCGGCTTTACGGCGTACACCACCGGCAGTGAGGTGACCGCCCTGGTACATGGCCCGGAGGACGCGGCCGAGGTTGGTGTCTTTGCGTGGTAGGTTCATGCGGCACCTCCGTACTGTTCCTGGTATGACTGCGGCGCCAACTCGCGGAAACGCATGTATTGGCCCTGGAATATGCAGCGGACGGTGCCGGTTGGCCCGTGGCGGTTTTTCTCAAAGATCAGTTCAGCGATGCCCTTGCTACTGGTGTCCTCGTTATAGACCTCGTCCCGGTACAGCATGATGATGCTGTCGGCTTCCTTCTCGATCTCGGAGGCGTCGGAAAGGTCACCCATGTTCGGGCGCTTGTCGGGCCGGGAATCGACGGAGCGGTTCACCTGAGCCAGCGCAATTACCGGAATGTTCAGCTCTTTGGCCAGGCTCTTGAGCGCTCCAACCACCTCGGTCACTTGTTCCAGCTTGTTCTGGCCTTTGGCGCTGCCCTTGATTCGCTGCACGTAATCCACAAACAGCGCGCCAATGTCGTAGCGGTATTTCCATTCTCGGGCTTGCCGGGCCAGGCCGATGATGTTGATGCTGGGCTCGTCGTTGATGTAAATCTGGCGATCTTTGAGGGCGAGATGCGCGGCGGTCAGTTTCGGCCATTCGTCTTCCTGCAACTTGGCTGTGCGCAGGGTTTGCGCGTTGATCTGCCCCTGCATCGACAACATGCGAATACCGATCTGTTCGTTGCCCTGCTCTGACGACACGATCCCGGCAGGCTTATCCGCTGCGTGTGCAAAGTTCAGCATAAGGGCCGTCTTACCCATTGCCGGCCTGGCCCCGACGATAATCAAATCTGTTGGGTGCCAGCCGCCGGTCAGGTCGTTCAGTGGCCCCATGCCGGTATCGACGCCCACCAGCCCCTCAGCATTGAACGCGGTATCCACCATCTGCACCGCGTTGTGCAGCGCTTCGCGCATTGTCCATTCGTACTTGCGCCCAACTGTTCCGAGCTGCATCAGCTGGCTGATGGCGGCATCGGTGGCTGACAGGTCTTTGTCTTCCTGGATGGCGTACAGTAGGGACTGAGCAATGCCGGCCGCCTGCTTCAGACGAAAATCTTTTCGGATGATCGAACAGTAATCCCGGAACATGGACTTGCTGCCCACGGAGGATTCCACCAGCTGCCCAAGTCTTTCGGCCGCCGCAATCCCGTGAATGCCCTTGCTTAGCTCATCGGTGAGCGTCAGAGCGTCAAAGCTCTTGTTTTGCGAAACCAGGTGCTGCATCACGCGGTAAACGTCTTGCAGGTCGTCGCTCTGGAACTCGTCAGGGGTCAGGTCGCATTCTTTTGCGAGAAACGGGTGCTGCACCATGGCAGCGATCACTTCTTGCTCTGCCTGCAGGCTCATGCGGATTCCTCCCGGCAGATATAACCATCTTCCACCCATTCGCCGGGTAGCAGTTGGGGCTCGTGGCCCGGGAAGATCTTGATGCGCTTGACCTTGGATTGCTTATGACCTGCAGAGCCCACCAGCGACAGACTGGGGCCGGCCTCAAGGCGCTCTTTCACGTCCTCCCAGCCGCGAACCTTGATCCACCGGCAAACGTGCTTCATGTTCTCGCAGAAACCCTCGGTTGCCTCTACGCGGCGGCGATGATCGCACTCCTGGCGAGTAAGTTTCAGGATTTCGTGCAGGTCGTCTTTCTCAGGACGGAGCTTGTCAAACTCCTTGCGGGCCTCGGCCTTGTGCCCAGGCTTGCCGAACCAGTTATCTCGACAGTATTTCCAGAATTTCTCGAAATCCTCATCCGTGAATTTCATTGAAGGTCCTGAGCCGCTCACGGGATCGGCCTCGGCCGAGCCATTGTTTTTATCTTCTCTGTTCTTATCTGTTCTTATCTGTTCTTTATTCGTTGATCGTTCGTTGGATTCTCGTTGAACGGTCGTTGAACGGTCGTTATTCTTCCCTTTTAACTCCTTGCGTTTCGCGGCCTTACGAGCCTCAGCAGATGCCTTCCCGGCAGCGGCACGCTGCGCTTGCGCTTCTTCTACCGCTTCAAGATCCGCTTCAATGCGGTCGTGAACCCAGCATTCGCCATCGTCCGTAAAGAATTCGCTCAACGCTTCTTCAACGTCCGGCCAACGGTCGTTGGACACCCGTGCAACTTTCTGTAATCGCTTCTTCGGAATCGACTTGCCGGTTTGCCAGTAGTTGAAGATCAGCAGCAGGTAAGCGCCATTTTCCTCAGCATCGAGGTGCGCTGTATCCGCCAGGTACTCGGCAACATAAAACTGCATGTACGGTAGAGCAGCCATTACGACAACCCCCTACGCTTCTCAATCCGGCGAATATCCTCCAGCGTGCGCAGCTGGTTGGGCTGGTTCACCAGATACGTCAGCCGCCGAGCCATGCACTTCCACTGCTCGGTTACACCGACTTCCAGGCTCATCATCAGGCGAAGGCTGGCGATCTTGATTTCCAGCCAGGTTATGCGGGCTTTTCGTTGAATGTTTGTGGTGTTCATGGCTATACTTACCTCTGCTCGTTGAGTGAAAGCCCCGGTTATCGCCTACCAAGCGCCGGGGCTTTTTTATGTCAGGCGGTCGCTGCCGCCGGTTTCGGTGCCAGAACTTGAACTTCCCTGGCTCCGTTATGGCCGCAAGGGCTTACCACTCCATTCGCTTCGAGTGCATCCATCAGCCAGCACGCCCGGTTGTAACCAATCTTGAAAGCGCGCTGGATGGATGAGACAGAAGCTCTCCGAGTCTCTGTTACAAGTTTCACGGACTCGAAATACAGCGGGTCAGCACGCTCTCCGTGCACAGGGATGGTGACCGAGGTGTCTGGCCCGGACGCCATATCAACCCCGATCACCACCGGATCACCCTCAACCACGGCAGACCGATCCTCGCCGCCCAACGCTTCCAGTAGTGCAGGAATCATCCGCTCCAGCTCCAGGGTCATCAGGCAGAACGCGGCGTCGAACTTCGCCAGCACGTCATCGGCATCAATGTCGTCCAGCTGCTCTTGCAGGCTCTCGCCAAACTTCACACGGGTCAGGGCCAGGTCTTCGCTCAAGCAAAACGAAACGTTGTCATCCCAGGTCAGCGCCACCTTGGTGACCTGCATCCCCGCTTCCAGATGGTTGCGCACTTCGTCGCTGGACAGATCCACGCCGCGAGCAATCACCTTGCCACCATCTTCTGAGGGGTCAGCCATCCAGCAGTCACTGCCAAGTACCGCCACATCAGGCAGATCAGCGGCCTCACTAATCCAACCGGTGAAGGTGAAGGCAGGAGATTGATTAACGGCGGGCGCACGCACAGGCAGAGAGCCGAGAGACTTACGCAGCGTGCTGGCAAAATCTTCTGCCACCTTGGCGCTGCCAGCATCTACGATCAGGTAACCGTTCTTCGGGGATAGGTAGGCGTACACCTTGCGGTTGCGCGGAAATGCGTGGGGTAGCATTTCCAGTAGCACTTGCTCCCGTATTTCGTCTTTCTCTTTCCGGCGAACCTTGCGGCCCTGCTCGATCTCAATGGCCTCGGCACGTTCTTCAACGAACTCCTTGACCACTGGGCCCGGCAAGATTTTCTCCTGATGCTGCAGGTAGATTAGAAGGTCGCCGTTGGCCGCATGCACCAGTTGTTCGCCGTGTTTGCCCAGCGGCGAACACCAGCCCCGGCGGCTGAACTCTTGCGGGCCGCACGGCTTGAAGGCGTCGGCTTGTAGCTTTTCTTCCAGTTTCTCGGCGCTGATGCTGAGCGAGCGCGTAAAACGGAACATTCGAATATTTTTGAAAAACATGACCTACCCCTTCTTTTTGCCATCACCAAACCCGCCATCCAGCCGAGCCACAAAACCTTTCCGACTGGCGATCAGTGGGCGATTCTTGGCTTTCTGAGCTTTTGCGCGAGCCCGGCGGGCTTCCATGCGATTCTTCTGCTGGCGCTGGCGCACAAGTTCTTCGCGTTCAGGTGTTGTCGTCGCCAGTGGAGCCATGAGTGTTGGCCGGGGTGATCCGGAACTGGTGTTTCCGAGAAGAAGCGCAAGCAGATTTTGATATTTCATTGTTTGATCCCTGTGCGATTGAATGTCAGGCCAATTTTCCGCCATGGCCCAGGGCGTTGTTGCAGTCACCGGTCGTGATCCCCGGTATTGAATGGCACCCCCGGTGTTACCCGGCTCTACACGTCACGACGGGTGTTCTCGCCACTCAATTCACCGCATCTGAATGAGCCCTGGCCGGATTCGAACCGGCGACGACGCCATGGCGCCCGGAGATGCGTTAAGGGCGCGACCCTATGGCAGTGCTCCGCTCCCACATCGAGTGGGCGCTCTGTCCTGACTGAGCCACAGGACTCATTCAGATGCGTGCCCGTCTTTCCGGGCTGTCCGCACACTCACCCTGGGTTACTGCATAAACCACGGTACTGCTGTGGCAAGGAGGTTCAGGCGTGTGCTGCGGCCTTCTTCGCTCGGGCTCCCAACCGTCGCGCTATGATGGGGGCAGTGGACCGCCTGACCCCCGCCGGCCTTTAATAGCGCCGCCGACTAGCGCTGTTTAAATGTCCAGTAGTAATTACCCGTTTCTGGCGATATGGCCCCAAGCCAACTTCGGGCAATCTGTTATCAAGCGCAGTCTTTCAGCGGTGGTGCCGGGTCAAACTCAACAACCGGGTCAGCGATGCCCCGAGCAACCAGTGCTCGGTACACCCGCTCAACGCGACGAGTGGAAGGGTCTGGCCATACCCCTCGGCTGAATTTACTCAGCCAGGAGTAATCCACCCCTGCTTCCTCGGCAAATGCTCGGAGCTGGCCCTTTACCTGCCGGAGTCCTGCGATTGTTTTCTCAATGAGTATGCTGTCCATGCGAAACAGTTTAGAGCAGGATTGTGCTAGTCATCAAGCACAAAAAACGTTTTGTTAAGAATTACAATTCCGGCAAATTGCTGGAGGCTTGCGAAATGCGAAAACCGATAGAGGAAATTGTCGGAGATAATGTGCTGCGATTACGGAAAGAAGCGGGCTGGTCTCAACGGAAGCTGGCCGATAAATCCGGACTGTCGCAGCGCGTTGTCTCCAATGTTGAACAGGGAGGCGGTGCAGGCTCATCCAGTCTGCGCGTGGTGGAGTCCATTGCGGATGGCCTGGGCGTGCCTGCCTTCTTAATGATGACCGAGCACCTGGCGACGGATCGGCAAAAAATTGAACGCATGGCCCGAGTAATGAGCAATTTCAGTGAGCTTTCGGACCGCGCACAACAGCGAATCCTTGATATCGTTGACGATTATCAACAAATGAATCAGTAGTCGATTTATCCGTAAATTGACGCTACATGATTATTGACTATGCTCCTGTACGCTTATACAGTGATCGAACCGCCGCGTAAAAGGAGCCGTTATGCCGGACAACAAAAACCCCGCCATCCGTGATGCCCTACTGAAAGCCGAGGCCATTCTAGTCTTCTTGGTTGAAAGTAAGGCCGCCAACGACGACAACGCCGAAGTCGTGGTTGAATCCCTCGCCGAATCCGCCCGCACCAAAATCGCCGACGCCCTGGAAATCCTGCCCGAGTAATCGGGCTCCCCGCACCAAAACCTCAGAAAAAATTTTCTCTAGCAGAGCAGGATTATGCTTGACACACTCCCTGCATAGCACTATTGTGCTCAAAAACAGGGAGTAAAAACGATGATTACCACCGAGATCAACGGCAAAACCTTCGAGATTGACGGCCAGGGATTCTTGTCGCCAGCAGAAGAGCTAACCCTCGAGGACTGGCTGCACGATATGCGGGCTCAGGATGCCGCAAACAAGCGTTGCCGCAGCACCGAGACTGTGAACACCCACCGTAAGAATCTGCGCGAAAAGACTCACCAGCATAGTGCTGTTGGCGTACTGGCGTACTGCTTGAGTCACGGCTTTATTCGGGTGGTCAGCAAAAGCGGCGCCAACGAACCCCTGTTCTGTCTGGCCGGCCAACTTCTCAAGGCCAGCTTGACCATACCGGTGCCAAAAACTCGACCGATTGACTTCCAGTTTCACCGGGCACAAGCCCGACTCCGGACCCGTAAGGGCGTTGCCGTCTCCTTGGGGCAGAAAGTTTTCGCCCCCGTTTTTTCTGAGGGCAGCGCTGGCGAGGCCCGTTACTTCGACATACCCACCTATCTGCGCAATCGCTTGGTTTGTGAAAGTTTCGACAACCAGGTTCGGTTGGCCGGCTACATAGGTCGGGTTCGCAAGCACATTCAGGAGATGGCGGCATGACGACTGACAAGAAATTCGAGTTTACGGGCGAGACCAAAAAACGCTTCGGCGTAACCCTGCATCAAATCCGCGCCCTGCGTGATTTCGGGGTCATCCGCTCTGGCGATCTTGGTGGTTGGCTCGAACGCGAGGAGCAACTACAGCAGTCCGGGAATGCCTGGGTGTCCGGGAATGCCAGGGTGTCCGGGGATGCCGAGGTGTCCGGG